GAAATCAGGCGATATGCGCATTACGAATCACTCAATAAAGGGAAATCTTTTCAATTTTTTTAAAGGTAATTAAAAAATTGAAATTTAATTATTAATCTAATAAATCTTGTAAGATGAACTATACAGATATAGAATTTGAAGAAGAATTTATAATTGTACCACCTCATGAGCCAATGATTGGTTGGGTTTTAGTAGATGAGGCAGAAGCACTTGAATTACAAGAGGACCATTTGAAATCAATGCGAATTAAAGCAGTCCAAAAAAAGTTTCACGAAGAACTCATAAAGGTGTCTACAATGACTGGTAAAAGTATTGGAGAATTAAGTGGTGCATGGGCTGATTCGATTTTGAAAGAGGTAAAAAAGTCTGGTCATAAAATTACAGAAGTAGGAAAGATAATGAAAGAACGTATCTATGCGATGTTGGATAAAAAATTAGAACCTGAAATTGTACTAAATCCTTATGCGTATAGAGATTTGGAGCCATGTTTTCCACCAGCACGGGTAGTCTAAAAAAATTGAAGCAACCCGTAGGGCTTTTTGAATTTTCACCTCGCCATGAACTGTCCAAATTGCTTAGAAATTAGGGGAACTTCTCTCCAACATGAAAATGAAGATTGTCCTATTCGTGAACTAATTACTTGTCGTAAATGCTGTCAAACCGGTCATATGACGCATAAATGCGAAGAAAAATGGGACCATTGGGAACGTCCTACAACACTTGAAGAGTTAATTCCATTTCATATTCGCCAACGTTATAGAATCACATCGGCCACTCCTATAAAGTTTGAACAACCTCGTAGTGAACAGACATTTCACGAGCTTCACTCAATAAACGAGTTTCAAATGCCAGAAGGATACAAAGATTTACGCGCCTTTGTGGATAAGTATGGTATTATTGTCAAGAGTAAAACGAAGGCGAAAGAAGTTGATTGTGTTAATGCGATTAAAGAATGGGCGAAAGAGAAGGGTCGTCGCATAATTCCTAAAAATACCAAAGTATTGTAGATGGCACGACGCAAAAATTCAACTCGTAAATCTAGACGTACGAATGTTATCCCGAATAATGCGATAGTCAACGTCCAACCGGATCCATATTCGTCTCGTTTTTTAACTGATGGAAAAACGGCAAAATATTTGATTAAGAACGCTGGTCCTACATATTTGGGCGGTCGTAGAACACGTAGACGAAGATAAAAAAATTGAAATAATCAAAAACCAATCTGTATTTTTTAGGCCTCCGTGCGTACTAAATAATACATTTCTTTCTCTAATACAAACAATGCCATCCATTCCTTCCTTTCCAACTCTGTACGGCAAAGCCTCTACAGGTAAAATCAAAATGTGGTCTATCAAGGTTGAAGACCAAAAAGGTGTCGGTGCGATCACTACGACACACGGCTACGTAGGTGGCAAATTACAAGAAAACGTTCGTCTTGTAACAGTAGGCAAAAATATCGGTAAAAAGAACGAAACAACCCCAGTTGAACAAGCGATTAATGAAGCGCGTAGTGACTGGAATAAGAAGACCGAAGCAGGCGGTATGACCGAGAAAAAGCCTGAGGCGGAACCGGCCGTCACTACTAAGAAGGCATCAAGCGACTCCGACGGTGAAAGCGTCAAATCGGCTGGAAAGCCAAGTGCTACAAAGAATGCGAAGGCTGCTACTGACGCAGGCGGCGTTCCACACCCGATGCTTGCCCACGATTATAACAAGCGTGGAAAAGACATTAAGTTTCCCTGTTACGCACAGCGTAAGTTGGACGGAGTTCGTTGTGTTGCCATTAGTGGTAAGGGACTCTACAGCCGTAACGGCAAGGCTTTCCCTCATTTGGACCACATTCGCGCAGAGATTAATAGTCTCCCCAAAGGAACCATTCTTGACGGTGAACTTTACAGCGATACACTCAACTTTCAAGAGATTGTAGGCTTGGTCAAGAAGGAGACTCTAAAACCCGACGACACAACCAAAATGACCAAAATCTACCTCTGCGTATATGATACAATCCAGGACGGAACAAATGAGGCACGAAACGACTGGCTCACCTCTCTTTTCAAGACTCATAAGTTCAAGGCACTCAAACTTCTTCCTACCGATGTCGCCAATAATCTTGACGATGTCAAGCGTTTACACGCTCAATATGTAGCGGACGGCTACGAAGGACTCATCTTGCGCAATAAGGCCGGTCTCTACAAGGTTGGACATCGTTCTGCCGACCTCCAAAAATACAAGGAATTCAAAGACGACGAGTACAAGATTGTCGGCTTCAAGGAGGGTGACGGAATAGAGAAGGGCTGCGTTATCTGGGTCTGCGAGACAAAGGATAAGAAGCAGTTCAGTGTTCGTCCAAGGGGTACTCATGAAGAGCGACAGGAAGCGTTCAAAACCGCTTCAAAACAGATTGGGAAAAAGCTGACTGTGCGCTTCCAAGAGCTCACCGAAGACGGTATCCCCCGCTTTCCAGTCGGCCTCGCCATCCGTGATTATGAATAAAAAACAAAAAAACAAAAAAACAAAAGAATCAATTTATAGGAAGAGGTATGCCGAATACCTGGGAATTTAATAATGTTGTTTTAGAACCTCCTGATGAACGAGCGCGTATGCTCGCTGAGGAGGTTACAAACTCCCGTTTTCCAGAACTCAGTTATAATCTCAGTAAACTGGCCAATTTATACCGATTTTTAGATGTACACAGAAACGATTCACCATTGAACCTCTCAAAGAAAATTACCGAAAACGGTCAACCTATTTTTTCACCGGCTGAATTGAGTGAAATAATGAAAGTGGTAAAATCTCGTCATAATTCGGTTCCTAATATGAGTAATTTAACGTCAAAACGGCAACATGGTGGAGAGCAGCCACCTATTAAATTCCGTGATCCAGCGGATCCAGAATATGACCCTAAAAATGATATGTTTGGTGCGCCTCATCGCCCTGGATTTGAAGAGGCCCCGCATCAAGTTGAATTTTGGGATAAACTATTTAATTCATTTTACAAAGCGTATGAAAAATCACCAATTTATGTTCATTTCTCTAAAAAGTGGGACGGTGTATGGTGGTATTTGTATCTAATGTATAATTTGGAGCAGATGGATATGTTTGGACCGTACATTAGTATGGCTTTGGATACTTACACTACAAATATTCCGGCAATTAGCGAAGGATTGGAAGCGGCTCTCCATTACGGCTTCGGTTTGCTTGGTGGTATTGCGACTGGAGGATTAGGTCTCGGTCCAGCAGCAGAATTGGGTTCTTTAGTTGGTGATGTTATCGCTGCTGTTATGGCAACCACCGGTGCCATTGTAAGTCTTTCCAGAAAGCGAACAGGAGACGCATTCAAATTAATTCTTGTTGCCATTCCGTTTGATATAGGTGCTACGCTCAATATGGCGGCAAATGCGATTGAAAAACAGTATGAGCGATATTTAGTCAATCGTGCTCGCATTATAGAAACATTTAGACCTGTACCCAAGATTTACAGATTTATGGATTATTATGTACCCGAAGTTGGAGTTGATAAGGGACCACCACCTCCTACACCTACGATTGAAGAGATTAAGAAGGATGTGTTTGACGCAGCATTGGAGAAAACAGGTGCGAATAAGGCATTGGCGAAATTAAATGCTATACAAGCGGACCCATTTGGCGCAGTAACTCAAGCAACTGGTGCGAATAAGACACTAGCTAAATTAAATGCGATTAAGGCGGACCCATTTGGCGCAGCAACGCGAGCAACTGGTGCGAATAAGACACTTGCTAAATTAAATGCGATTAAGGCGGACCCATTCGGTGCAGCAACACAAGCAACTGGTGTGAATAAGCGTCTAGCAAAAGCGCAGAATTCGCTAACCAAGGCAACCACTTTACCACCATTACCAAATATGCCTAAAATGCCGACGGTAGCAAACGCACGTAAATCGTTCACACCAACAATGATACGAAAACGAGGAGGCACTCGCAGAAAAACACTTAAAAAACGTAAAGGTAGATATACCAGACGATGACCGGCTGGTTCTGTTATCTACTCTACATTCCTGGCACCAATAGAACTTATATTGGTGCCACGACCGACCCAGCGCATAGGTTGAGACAACATAATTGTGATATAGCAGGCGGTGCTAAGGCAACCAGAGGCCACAAATGGACGCAGGCGTTCTACCTATCTGGATTTCCAGACTGGCCAACGACGTTACAATTTGAATGGGCCTGGAAACACCAATCACGAGGAAAGCCAGGTCTCAAAGGAAAAATCAACGGTTTAAAAAAGTTATTGGAACTGGACCGACCAACATCCAAAGCCATTCCTTATAGTTTATGGTCCAGAGATAACCGACCGGTTACATTACACGCAACGGATGAGCAAAAGGCCACTCTTCAAAAAATTGAGTCTGCCATCTTTTTGTTAGAACTCCAGCACCCCTCCAATATGTCTACGTCGCCACAAACTATTGAATCTCTTAACGCCCAATTCACTGAAATGGCTACTGAACTGGCGATTATACAAAAACGAATGGCGGACGCCTTTAAAAAACTTGGTATAGCCGACGAATCGGTGAAAGATCCAAATACAACGAAGAAACCGAGAAATGGATACTTGCTATTCTCACAAAAAATTCGTAGTGAAGCACCAGCGGGTATGAAATATACGGCAAAACAGATGAGTGAACTATGGCGTGCCCTTCCAAATGAAGAGAGGGCTAAATATGTTGTTGACGCTTAATCAAAAATTGACTTTCCTTTTTTAATTATCTGTGATGATTAAAATGACGACCAATATTAATTCCAAATCGTACAGCGAACTAAAAACGTATTATGATACGGTTCTAAACACCGATAAAACGACTTATAAGTCCTCAAACGACGAACCAACACCCATCGCTTGTATTGAGGAAATGATGTCTAAGCTTCCTGAAGAGTTATGGGAACGCGACGACATATCCATTCTGGACCCATGCTGTGGTAATGGTAATTTTGGGCTCGTTCTAATGAATAAACTGATGGAGATAGGGTTTGAGAAGGCCGATATCTTGGAAAATATCTTAGAATTTAACGATATTAACAACGAGCGTCTCAAAAACGTCAATCGTATTTTCTGTGCTGATAAGTATCCATTGAATGTAACAAACAACGACTTTCTTCAAGATACTAATACCGACTTGAAGGATTTAATCGTTGCCAATCCACCATATGCTAAGTTGTTGAGCGACGGAGCACGCGCATCAAAAAATCACAACCTCATTAAAGATTTCCTCAAAAAGAGTCTGGACCGACTCAAACCGAATGGATATTTAATGTTTATTACTCCTGACAACTGGATGTCGTACGCTGACCGTAATACACTCATTCAAGAGTTGACTCAACTCCAAATCGTTCATTTAGACATTCATAGTGCTAAAAAATATTTCAAAAAGATTGGGTCCAGTTTCACTTGGTACATCATTAAGAAAGCACCGGCCACGCAACCGATTTCTATTTCAGGTATATGGAAGAATAAGCCATATATAAGCACTGTACAGTCGCAAGTGCGCAACTATATACCCCTTTATTATACCGCCACCGTTCAATCCATACTAAGCAAAACACTGGACGCCACACTATCGAAATTTAAGGTGGAAACGAGCAGTGATCTTCATCATTATACTAAAAAATCGCTCATACAAGACGAACAATCGGCAGGTTACAGTCACCGACTCATACATACACCAAAACAGACGGTGTATGCCTCAAGAGCACATAAGTTTCAAGAAGGATTCAAAGTATTCATTAGCACCACTGATAAATACGGTGTATTTGTGGACAATTGTGGTATGACCCAGTCAATCGCCTTTATCCGTTGTAAGGACCAACAGGAAGCGAATGAGTTTGCTGCTATTCTTCAACATCCTCTGTATGTATTTCTCAACAATATCTGTCGTTGGGGTAATTTCAATAACATTCGTATTCTACAGTCGTTTCCAGTACCAAGAGATTCAAAAAATGTTTATACATCTTTTGGGATAACGAAAGAGGAGATTGACTGTATCGCGGAGAACAGTTAAGAGCGGTAGGCGGGATCACTATTGTCACAGAGAAACGGAATACGACCGTATGTTTTTCTATAATTATCCAAGTAGCACGACTCGTAAGCGTGGTAGGTCTGTGCTACAATTTTTTGACTAGTACCGAGAATGTCTACAGTCATTTCGGCACGAGGAATACGCATGCCGTACATTTGTATCTTAGCACCCACGTTGAGATAGAAATCAAAGGTGTTATATACAAAGCCGTTGGTTTTAGAGCAGTCGCCGGACTTTTCGCGCTCTGGAATGTGATGACCGCACAGATAACTGGCAAAGCGGTCGGCGAGTCCGGTACGGCTGCCACCAATCTTTACGATGCGGTCGTTAATCGTGAAGATATAGAGCCACTCGTCCTTTTGTTTGAACTCAGGGAGCGGTATGACTGGCTCAACTTTAATGACTGTTTGACGAGACTTAGCCCCGTTGGGCTTTTTATCGTTATCTACGACGACATTGGCGACCAGTTTGAACTGGTCTTTTTGCGGATAGGACGACCATTCGGCCGCTTCTGCAGTAGGAATGAGTTTAATCCAAGACTTGAACTTGGATGACTCGTGGAGGGAGGAAACTTGCTTGCCTGTAATATCCATGATGATGCGAAAGTATGAAAGGTTTCTTGAAAGCAGTTTGGTAGGGTTAGTTATTGCACTAACACTATGAAGTATTATCAATTTTTCCATACATTAAAAAATTTTTATTTGTTTTTTATGTTTTATTGATTAAATAGGTGTGGAGAAGACTGATTTTCCGTTTGTGGTGGCAGAGGCACGTAGATTGGTGGCGGTTTTGGGCAGGTCGCCCCATAGAACCTGTCCAAGTTCGTCAGGAATGAGATTGTTGACTGGTACATAGAGCGTTGGCTTGGTGTCGCCGAACTTATAGCCGCACATACGGCCTACGAGTCCTTGAACGAGAGCGTCGGTTTTTGACATTCCTGCGCCCTCCCAAATGAAGCCAATGTGTTGTTTTGGAACAACTTTGCCGGCACGCAGACGACCGCGCACAATAACTACAGTGGTTTTGGAGGGCGCATCTTCAAGACAGCCAATCTTACGACCGCCGCGTGAGAAGCGTTTCTGCTCTCCACGAGTGACCGCAATCTCGGTCTTTTCGCCTGTGTAGAGGTGAACTGGCATCCCTAAGCGACGGCAGATGCTGCGCACAACACTCTCATTTTCCTTATTATCTTTGCTTCGGTTGAGTCGCATCAGCACGTACTTTCTAGGTATATTTACAAGCATCTTTTCAAACGATTCAGGATGCTTATGAATGGTAAATGTGGGCTCAAGAAGGCCGTCACGCTCGTAATCAGCGAGGCCGTAATAGCCGTCGCCAGCAACGAGTTCCTCTACATGCTTGGGATAGAGAGTCTCTTCCTCACGCCAGGCGGCGATTTCGGAGTATGGAGTTGCGTCAACTGAGAGAAGATATGCGTTGCTCTTCTCAAGCGCAGTGGGATTTCCGTCAAGAGATATGCCGTACTTGGCGAGGTAGAGCTGAAGTTTCTGCCCTTGAGTCTGGACCATATGTGACTCATCTACAATGATGAGTGCGTCCGTGATGTCCAAGTCAACGTGATTGAAGTCCTGGTGAAAGACGACCTGAATACATTGATTATAGTTGGGATTGAAGGCGAGAGTGTCTTCAACTGCTTGGCGTTTGAGTTCTGTTTCAGCAGAGCCACATAGGATGTAGGCGTGCGTGACATCACCGGCGTCAAGCATTTGTTTCACGAGGTTTTGGAATGTACCAGTCTTACCAGACTGGCACTTGGCAGATAAAAGGGCATAACGAGTGCCAGAAAGGAAGGAGGAACGAATGCTGGTAGCAGCGTGCGTTTGGTTGGGGTGAAACATAGTATAAGTATGAGGCAACATTTAATCCGCGCAGTTAATTATTATCAATTTTTTTCCGCATTAAAAATACAAAGCAAAAAGATACACAGTATCTTAATGTTTTTTTGTTTTGTTTGTTTTGTTAATATTCAGTAATTTCACTATGTTCATTTTTGTAAATATATAGTACATTAGCCAGTTTGCTTTGTAGTTTTTTATATGATTCAACATTAATCCATTCAGTATCGTAAACAAGAGATTTTACAATAGCTGGAGCGAATTCTGTTAACTTTTTAACTACGACATTAACAAATCTGTCCCATTCAGGCAATACAAATGACGCATGTAAAATATCGTATTTGTTTTCTAATAGATAATCAAGCATTTTGTCTAATTTAGTTAATTTTTCACCTATTCTTTGATCGTTATTAAACAATAAATTTTTGATTTTTTCATAATGTTTATTGCTCATAAATGTCTTAAAATTTACATTATAACCAACATAAGGTTCATTTCGTACATTATTGGAGGAAAGATTGCGTCCGCTGCGTAATTGCATTTTTAATTGAAAGGAGGAATAGCACGGGGCAAAAGTTAACATAAAAACTTAAATACATTTCAATTTTTTCCAACCAATAAATAAGATGGATATAGTTAAGAACTTAAGAAATATAACTAAGGAGGAGGCCATAAAATCGTATAAAGATCTTAAGGAGGTCCCTTGTAGTGACGCGCAGTTGACTTTAGGGAGGGCAGGGACTAAAGCACTCGACTACTATTTTTTCCAGCATCGTATAAAGGCAAAGACGAAACGACATATATCTTTTTATGAAGCTGTAAAGATGCCCGACAAAGTACTCTTTTTAAACAAGTTAGTGGAGAAATACAAGCACAAAGACCCATTAACACTCAGTCGCAGTTCTTTATTAAAGAATCAATATATGGTATTTCAGTTGTATTATGGAACAATTAACCAATTTAGACCTATAGCAGCAAAATGGCTCTATTGTAAATTAAAACCGAAAGTTGGGATTATGGATTTTAGCGCTGGCTGGGGAGGAAGATGTTTAGCGGCTATGAGCTTAGGAATTCCATACATTGGAGTAGATTCTAACACCAAATTAAAGTCTGCTTATAACTCAATTTTAAGATATGAACCTGACGCGAACGTTAAAATGTATTTTCAGCCCTCAGAGACCTTTGATTTTTCTAAGCATAAATACGACCTTATATTCACTAGTCCTCCGTATTACACTCTAGAAGAATATGAACATATGCCACAATATCTTTCCAAGAGAAACTTTTATGATAGGTTTTTAATACCGGTAGTTATGAATGCGTGGAAGAATCTTTTACCTAATGGAAAAATGGCGTTAAATATGCCGGCTGAATTATATGAGGCTATTAAAAATAAGCTACCTAAACTTACTACCACTTATGAATTGCCACTCGCTAGTAGACATCCGGTTGCCGCGGCGCAAGGTATATCAATTACCGAGAATACAACGGCGAGAAAGGAATTGATTTATGTTTGGCATAAGCGAGGACATCCTACACGTAAGACAACTCGTGGAAGTAAGAGCAAAACATTAAAAAATTTAAGATATATACATTGAAAAATTTTTTGTTTTGTTTTTGTGGGTTTTATGTGTTTTTGTTTTATTTTTTATTATTTTTAATATTTAATTAGCGACAATCTTCATAGGACACTTAGAGCTGGACTTGTTATGCCCTGACTGCTTACAAGCACCGCATGTAGTCTCTTTTTTTTGTTTAGCAGCTTTTGGAACTTCTGCTGACGGAGGAATAACAAGTGGAATATCA